CCGTATAATTATTACCAAAAGCGAGAGCGTATCTATAATTTTCTGTCACAGCTCCTTTTATACAAAGTATCTGAGCGTAATCCACAGGAACATCTGATATATAGGCGAAAGATGAAGAAGTATTTTTTATATTTCTGAAACATAAAGACATATTTTTAGGCATAGCATCAAACAATTCCGCCATAGTATGTTCACCCGTAAAACCAAAGTCCGCTATACTATCATAAAACACCATACCGCCAATAGGTTTACTTTCTGTCATATTAAAATCTGAATTTAATAGTCCTAAATTCTTCAAAGCCTTTATCTCTGTTGTCGCTCCTGTTCCGCCTTTTGAGACAGACAGAGTTCCCGGCAGCTGAGAGAGACCGTTAATAAATATGTTCTTCCATTCTCTTTTGTTAAAATCAGACACGTTTCTCCTGTTCCAAAACTTCACTAGTACCTGGTCCTGAGTTCCGCTTGGAAAAGCTATCAAAGTAGAAAACTCTGAGTGCTCAGAAGCGCTCATTATTAATATATCACCGTTTAAATGTAACGTAGCTCCGGTTTTATAAGGTGAGTTTAAAGTATTTGAGTTCCAATGTATAATACAGCTTTCCCCCGCGTTAGCGTACCCCTCAACATCTGACACAATTCCATAATCCGGAACAGCCCCTGTAGCAGAAGGCGTTATATCAATAGTTTTTTCATTACTTCCGTCATACTTGATTTTTTCAGTTTCACTTGATTTTATCACTAATGGATAAGGATTTTTCATTGATACTGGCTTATTTGTCAGATTATTATAATTTTGCAAATCCGAGGCGTGTTTGCCATCCACCTTATCGGCATTACCACCATTGGCCGGTAAACTTGCTGGAAAATCCGTTATCTGATTTCTGGTGTGAGTATGTTCTTTCTCAGCGAAATCTTTAGCGTGTTTTCCGTCTACCATATCAGCATTACCGCCGTCTTTATTTTCGGCTTCCGTTCTGACTTGCGTGATAGCGGTGTCAATTTTATCAAGATTATCATTAACAACATCAATACTATAATAATCCTCTTTAGAATCCTTTCTGAATCCAAAATTCTCAGTTTGTCCTGCCAAAAAAACACCTCCTAAAAAGATATAACAACCGAATATAATTCACTTTGAGTATAACGAGCCAAATCCTTGTGTTTAAATTTCCCAAGAATTTCGTGAGTATTAAAGCCACTAACGAAAACTTCCATATTAGCCGGAACCATTCTTTCACAAAGAGATAAAGCCTCACCAAGAATATCTTCATCAAAAGCCGGAACTTTTACAATAACTCTATAAGCGGGGAAATCTATAAACAAAAAATAATTCTCAACGCCACATATAAAATCAAGGCTCTCTTTAAATCTAAAAACAGTATAAGGCAATTTTTCATTAAATTTCAAAATAATTTTTTTCCGTCTTTTTGAGATATCCTCATTACCGAAATTCTCAATTCCAAGAATTTTTTCAAACCTTTCTATATACGGCAAATCACAGTAATAAATAAACTGACCATCAAAAACCTTTTGAACAACGTTATAAATCACATTTATCTCAAAATCCAAAGTGGAAAAAAGCTTTTTCAACTCTTCGATATCCCTCAGAAACTCAGGAATATAATTTAAAAGCATCAAAATCCCTCCAAAACCTGACCATTAACAATTAACTTGTCCAAAACAGGAATTTGATTATCGTCAAGCAATCGGCTCAAAAAAGACTTTCCGTCATCAATAGACACGCTAAAAACATTCCTTACTCCTACCGTGTCAAAAACGTCAGTCCCGATTTTCATAGCGACAATCTCAACATTATCACATTCAGCCCACCCTTTTGAAAGCTCACAAAAATAATCAGAAATTTTTTCATATACTTTGCCATATATATAGTCAAAATTCCCATTATCTGAGATTTGAGCGGAAATACTCACATCAACTCCAATAGGAACAACGCTTTCAACAAAAACCTTGTGTCCGATAGGAGCAAATCCAACTCCCTGTCCGGAAAATTCATACGGGTCAACAATCTCTTTAACCTCAGCGACAAACTCATCAGAAACAGAGGAATAGTCAGAGGATATAATAACGAGCCTGACGGTACCCCCGCCAAAAAAAGCAGGATAAACCTTACAGCCTCCAACGCCTGATATAAGATTAACTTTTTCAATATAATCTTTTTTGTTTCCCCCAAAAGCGAGAGCTGAGAAACTGTCAAAATATCTTTTTCTAAAGACCTCTGTATCCTCTTCTTCCTCTCCAGCAACAATAACCTCTGATATCTCAGCGGACTCAAGACCTTGAATATTATCAAGGGGCAAAATTCTTCCAAAATGTCTGTGACCATCTCTGCCTTTTGTCTCACAAATCATTTTAAAAACCCCGTCAGAAATTTTCTCAGAGACATAATAAACAATACCATCAGCAGAAAATCTAGAGCCAATAGGAACATCAATATTAAAAACAGCCTTAACAACAGCCGCCGAAGCTTCTTTCGGTGAAAGACCTCTTTCCTTAGCCCGCCTAATCAGATATTCTCTTCCGGCAGAATCAGCAAAAGTCTCTTTCAGGACCTCATCAATAGACAAATACATTTTAGCGAGTTCCATACAACAAGGAGCGATAGCGTCATAAATAACCGAACCTTGTCTTTTGTCAACGTCATTAGGGACATTTCCAAGAGCTCTTTTCAAAATATATTTAAAAGTCATACTCTCAAACATCAAACATTCACCTCCAGACTATAAGAGGTTTCACCAAAAACCGTATAAACATAAAATTTGGTCAAAAGAGCGCTTTTCTCTTTCAAACGATAAAAAGAAAAATCACAAACCCTTAAAATTCTGCTGTCAGACAAAAGAGCGTTTTCAATTCTGATAGGAAGTTCGCTTTGAACATAATAAATATTCTCTCCGATAAGGTCGGAGAGTTCTATACCAAAGTCCTCGTCATAAATATCATAGCTATTCTTCTCAGTCATCAGAATTTTATAAATAGTCTGACAAACAGCCTTTAGACCATCAATGTAATCTTTTATTTTATCTCTGTCTTTTTTTATCTCATAAGTAAAAGAAACCTCATCCGAAACCACAAGCTCCGAATCAATGTCCTCTAAATTGAAAGGAATCATACTTTATTTGCTCCTTTCGTTTTATTTGTTCCTCTCGCAGTCCTGTCAATCACAAAATACATCTGACCGCCAAAAGCCTTAATCATAATAACACTTTCTCCAACTTTAAGACCGTTATAGAGAATATATTTTTTTCGCCTTTTAAAATCCGAATCATTTGAAGGATTTTCAGGACATAAAGGATTTTCCGTAATCTCAACTACATAGTCAGTAACCTTATCAGAAAGAACAACTTGATTCTCATTAAGAACAAGTTTGTCAGAAACTCTGATAGAGACAGGAGAAACCGAAAGAACCTCTCCTAAAACAACGTCAGAAAAATCAAGATTATCAAGAAAACCGGAACAAATCATTTTAATATAATCAATCAAAAAAAAGCACCCCCCTAAAACCACATTCTATAAGTATGTTTATCAGCCCTGAAAGAGTGAACACATTTAGATACAGTCATAAATCCGCTTACAACTTCCTCGCCTATATCCAGACTATTAACATAGACACCGCAGCCCCCTCGAATAGCCTCCTCGCCAATACCGGAAGCAAGACACTCAATATTAAAAGCCCTGGTAATACGATTTTTTTCTTTCAAAATAGCCTCAGCGCAATTTTTCAACTGAAACTCGTTATATTCATCAGGCATTTTTTCAAAATACTGCAAAACACCAAAATCTTTGACCCCCTGAGTACTTTGGACAACAAAACTTCTGTTTATTTTTTTAGTCTTATTCAGGCAAAACAGTTTTACCTTAGAAAAAGTATCACTATCAATGTCAGTTTTACAGTTAAAATCAATAATATTACTTCTATTAGCGGAAAGAGCAAACGGCAGTCTCAAAGCATCAAGGGCTTTAAAAAAAAGTTTGCCCTCTTTATCGAACAAAACAAAATACTTACCAGTATTTTTAAAAGTCAGGTCAACAGCGTTAAGAATAATATCAAATAAAGTTTTATTTTCCTCAATTCTATTAGCAATAACATAGCCAGAATGGTCCAATTGACCGATATTCAAGCCAAAGTCAGCCGCAATCATAGAAACGACTTCCGAAGCTGTTTTAAAGCTATAATTATAAGTATCTCTATTTTTTAGATACCTGAGCTGGTCATAAGCAAGTGTTTTAACGAAATGGTCAGAAGTTCTTTCCTTTGAAAACACATATCCCAAAAAGACCATTCTGCCATCAACAAAAAACTGAACCAGATTTCCCTCAAAAAAGCTGAAACTCATTCCCATATTTCTTCCAACAGTAAACTCAAGGCTGGAAGCGTTTCCGCATTTAAAAGTAGTCCAAATTACATCACCAACACAGCAAGGGGTCAAATCAAAAGTCTCCCCCCGCCCCCTGACCAAAATTTTATACACCACACCACCTCCTAATAATAACTCTTTCCATACTCTTTAAGATTAAGCTCAACCCAAAAATCACCCTCCTCGCCGGCATTTTCAGATACTCTGTAGTCCTCAAAAGAGACAAGAATATTTCCGGCAAAAATAGTTTCACCGTTTTGCATATGTCTGGTAACAGTAAGACGAACAGGTTTTTTATTAGCAATAAAATTTCTAAACCTGTCAAGATAAAAAGCGGGTTTATGAAATTCTCTCTCGCTCATATCTGTAAGAACATTATCCTTTGGAAGAAGTATTTTAATATTCAAATCTCTGAGGGCAAGCCCTCTAAGGAGATTAACCTCTCCGCCATTCATAAGTTCAATAGTTTTATTAAGACTTTTCTCATGGGTTTTAAGATATTCCGGTGCCAAAGGCAAAACAGTCATACTTTCAGGTTTTCCGTCATAATGAAATACAAAATTATACATAAGCATCCTCCTTTAAAACCATTGGCATTATTCAAGCTTTTCGGCACAGCCAAATAAAAAGACCTTGAGTCTCTGCCTCAAACTCCGGTTTTTTCTTTGAAAAAAAGAACCAAAGAAACTTTATAACTCCAAAACTCCGTTTTGGGGTTCTGAATTAAATCCTTCTGCCCAGCGCCACATACGCGCAAATTTAAAAATCTTTTGCGGCGTAAGCCACTTATAAAGTTTAGGTCAAGCCTTTTTAAAGGCTTGCGGAGTTTGAGGCAGAGCCTCAAGGTTTTTACGCTTCAAGAGTATTTTGGGAGGTTCGGAACCTTTTTACGATAGAAAA